AACAAACCTTGCGTCGTTTAAGGACGAAGCAAACACTGCGCCGTTTAACGCCCAACAAACCTTGCGTCGTTTAAGGACGAAGCAAACACTGCGCCGTTTAACGCCCAACAAACTTTGCGTCGTTTAACGTCAAGCCTTCAGGCCTTCAAAGTCTTGAAGGCTCAAGGTCGTCACGGCAGAAAGTTTCTGAGAATTTGCGCTGAAGAGTTTGACATCCGCTCGCCTCAGAACTATACACCACTTGTCAGCGCGTTGTTGACGTATCCCCCCTTCCCTGTTCCACAGGAATCCACCATGACGCTCGCAATCATCCTGTTTCTTATCATCACCGTTCCCGGTACTTTGGTCTATGCGCTCTTTGAGTACGTGGATCGCCAGAAGTAGATTCTGCGGTTAACATAACCGAAAGAGTGGGGGGTTTACGGCACTTAACGACGTTGCGTTGTCGGTTGACATTTACCGTTATCCGTATACACTGAACCTTACACATTAACAGTGTAGGGTAACATGACGGAATACAACGCATGGACAAGGCCTTTGCCACTATTCGAGACTGTACCTCTCAAAGAGAGCACTACGTCTTATGTATGCAACAGGCTAGATGAGTCTTTGAAGTCGCGAAAGGTGATTGACACTTTCCTTGCGCAGACCTGCATCACATCCCTTGGACAGTTAGGGGTTAAGGAGGCCTCTGCGAACAAAGGTCCTAGGGTTGATTCATACGCTGAGTCTATTGGAAGGAAGACTGGCAGTCAGTGGTGTGCGATATTCGCACACGCTATGTGGAACTGGTCAGCGAAGAGCATTAGTCAAATCTTAGGGGAGGACGTCAAGGTTACGACTAGGACGTCCGCTGGTGCCGTATCGTCTTACCACCGAGCGTCTAGCAAGACGCCTTGGAACAAGCTGGTTGAGAGACTGAAGGGTGATCCGCAATGCATGAATGGGAGTGCATTCGTACGTGTACGCCAAAGCTCGCATAGGGATGCAGCGGTGAATGGTTCTTCGCGATCTGGGCACATGGGGATCATCATTCGGTACATTCCTGAGACGGAAGAGTTCGTTACGGTCGAAGGAAACACCATCCTTGTTGGAGAGGATGCGAACGGTGGGATGGTTGCTATGAAGACTATTTCGATTCGCGACCCGCGATTAGTTGGCGTAGTCCATCCAGAGATTGAGGTGACATATGGGAACTAAGAGAACGAAGCACCTAGACGATCCTGAGGTCATTAAGCTGCGTGTCACGCACCCTGAACCTGACATGGTGGCGTTTGCTAGGTACTACATGTATGAAGCTCAGGGGAACGCAACGCGCGCGGCATTGATGGCTGGCTACTCAGAGAATGCTATCCAGCAAACGGCTTCGAGGTTGCTCAGGAACGAAACGGTGAAGCGAGAGATTGCGAGGTTTCGACCTAGCCAAATCAATCCGAACGCTGGCACTATTGCGTCCCTTGAAGAGCGCGCTTTGTTCTTGTCTGAGCTGATGCGTGACACGTCACTTAGCCAGACTGTAAGATTAAGGGCATGTGAGCAGCTTGCTAGAACGCATGGCGACTATGCGAACGCTACGAAGACGGGAGCGGTCGAAGTCGAGATCGTCTACTTAGAGCCTGAAGCGATGTCTGGTAGCGAAGTCGACAGTAAGAAGCAGGCTGAGAAGCATGGCATCGTTCCGTTTGTGGAGTTCAATGACCCTGAGTTTGACGAACCGAACGAGGGGAACTAATGGCCAAGGCCGAAGCCAAGGCCGAAGCCAAGGGCAAGGCCAAGGTCACTAGGATCCTTCCTCATGGTGGCCAGCAAGTCATCCTTGACGGAGTGGTTGAGGCTCGTAAGCGCGGCATCTCCAAGTATGTCGTCATGGCTGGTAGGCGTCTTGGCAAGAGCGTCTTGGCGCGCGACCTCTGCATCCAGAAGGTACTTGAGGGAGGTCGCGTTGGTTATTGGGTGCCGACGTATCCTGATGGAAAGTCAGTGTTCAAATGGTTCGTCACGGCGTTAGGTGGCGAAAGGTCGCCATTAATCTCGACGGTCAACAAGTCGACAAGGCGCATAGAACTGTTGAACGGTGGATCCATTGACCTATGGTCTATGGATCGTGATGGTGCTGGACGTGGCGAGTCGTATCATATTGCAGTGCTTGAAGAGGCCGCCAAGGCGCGCAACCTGCTATCAGCACTCGACGAGACGATTGAAGCGACAACGGCAGACACCAATGGAGAGCTTTGGATCATCTCATCGCCTAGAGGTCGAAACGCCTTCCATGAACTCTATGTGCTTGGGAAGAAAGAGGATTCAGGCTTTGCGTCGTTTCGGGTCCCGTCCTATGCCAACCCCTATCTTTCGCGTGCTAAGCTCTTGGCAATCAAGAAGAGCCTAGAGTCGCGCGGTCGTGGGTGGATCTGGACTCAAGAGTACCTTGCGAAGCCAGCGGATCAAGGTATCAATCCGTTTGACATATCTGTGCTTGATCGTCAGACGCAGGATGAGGTTGAGCCAGGGCCGATTGTTGTCTGGGGTATCGACCTTGCAAAGCGCCAAGACTTTACGGTCATTGTAGGGCTTACAGCGTCCCTAAAGATTGGCGTGTTCCATCGAATCAACAAGATTCCGTGGCCTGACCAAGAAGAGATGATTGTTCAGATCACTTCAGCGCATCCAGACGCTCCAATCCTGATGGACTCAACGGGCATTGGAGATCCTTTGCTTGATTATCTGTTACGTAGAGGCCTTCCGATTGAAGGCTATCACTTTGGAGGGGCTAGAAGAAACCATCTACTAGATGCTTACGCCTTATCGTTTGCGACTGGACAAGCATACGTACTTAGAGGCCAACACTATTTAGAGCTTTCCAAAGCGGAATATGAAGAGAACGCTGGTAGAATTAAGATAACTGTTCCAGAACCGGACCATGATGATTGTATGATGGCCGGGGCTTTGGCACAATGGAAAGCGGAATCAATGGGTTATCCTGCAACATCGCAAGAAACTCAGGTCATACAACAATACAGAACCGCACAACCTCATAGGTTGTCAGCACTGAGAGGATACTAATGATTAAGCCGAAGCATGTAGCGCAGCCCCCCTATTCGCCGCTTACCTCAAGACCGTCTCGCGAAGGGAACCCAGCGCTTCCCCCTTCTGTCCTTCTTGGGCAGTCTGGAAAACCTGGAGTCATTGAGATGATGATCCAGTCGCATATGCGTATTGCTGCGCGCGTCAAGGACGTGTCAGACATGGTGGCAGCCGAATCTAGGATCATTAAGCCACCTATGGACGCAACGCCCGAAGAGTTGCGCTTCACCGATTTGGTTTCTGAGCTTCTGAACGAGATGAAGCGTGACGTACCAAACAACTATGGTTCTCTTGGAGAGAGCCTAGCCGCCGCGTCTTCTGGCGTTTGGTTCGGTCACTGGGTTGCTGAGTGCTCACTCTATCCAGACAGCACGGCGAAATACGGCGCACGCCTTGAGGTCTTCGATATCAACGTATCGACCATCGCGTCTTGGAACCGCGAAAACGGGGTGATGAAGAGCATCACGCAGAAAGCACCGGGTGGAGCGAACACCATTCCAAGGGAGGATTTGGTTATTGTCACTTTCGGTGACCCTTGGCCTACAGGCGATCCGCGCCTGAGACCTGCGGTGTTCTGGAACGAAGCGGCGCGGGAACTGATGATCTCATTCTCTGAGCAAGCTGCTAATGCACCGGGTATCTTGGTCGTCACGGCGTCCAATACCGCAACGCAAGCGCAGATTGAGAAACTTAGATCGTTGATTATCGACTTCAAGACTGAGGCTGGAACGCACGCCGTGATTGTTGGTGGCTCCACCGGTGCAGCGAATGTGCAGATGGTTCAGCCCTCGGCAATCCTGGATCCGACGGGTTACCTCTCGTACTACGACGGACAGCTTGACCAGTTGATGCAGAGCGCCCTTAGCTCCCTTGGTCTCACGGCAGGTTCGGGGTCTAGGGCGCTTGGGGAAACCCTCAGGATCAGCGACGAAGAGCAGTGGGACGCGTCTGTCCGTATTCTGATGAAGAAATGGGGTGATGAGGTGATCGGCTGGATTGCCCGACATTCAAACTACTCAGGTCGCCTTCCGACGATCGAGCGCGAGCGAACTATTCCAGCCCCGTCGCCTGAGGATTTGCTGCGTGAAGCGAAAGAACTGGTTGCGGCTGGAATGATGCGCAACGACGATCCTAGAATCCAGAAGCTCATCTCTCAGGTCTACGGAGAGTTGAGCGTCCAAGAGATGGTGGAGTATCAGCCCCCTACAACCCCTGAGCCCCCTGCAACCCCTGAGCCTGAAGCTCCCGTAGTCATGTCAGCGAAGTGTAGCGATGGGACATGCAACCACAAGGGTGGTTCTTGGGAACTCACAGACGCCTTTGGACAGACCTTCCGCTCTGGAAAGGCGCAGCTATCACCCCTCGAACTCACAGTGATGTGGGGCGCTTGGGAAGACATGCGAGCGAAGAGAGACGAGGCACTTGAGGTTGCTTTGGATAGTGCAACCCAAGAGTACCGAGCGGGAATCTTGGACGTTCTGGACAACCTTCCGAACGATGTTTCGGCTGTCAATCACCCTGAGATTGTAAGCCTGACAGACGCAGCAAGGGCGAGAGTCAAGGATATCGTAGTCGAGTATGGTCAAGGCGTTGCCGAAGACCAAGCAACCCTTGTTCGAAGAGAGCACACGCCAGGATCGTCAAACGTTCCAAGCGATATGACTCAAGGCGACGTCAAGGATGTGAACGACACCTTGCGTCAGTGGGTAGACGAACAAACGTCTTACCAAACAGGACAGGTAGATGCTGCGGTCGAAACGATCCTCTCACGCGTCAAGGGCGAGGTCATGGCGGCATACGTCATTAACCCTAGTGCTATTGGTGGGTTTACGTCGCGTATCACGCCCAAAGGTCTCGCGAAGGAAGCGGCGCCAATAGCTAACAGACTAGAGGACGTGGCGAGAGTTAGGGAGTCATTGGCCGTAGCAGACGAAGACGGTCTAGTCATTGTAGAGGCTACCAGAGTCCATGTGCGCGACGCCAATGCGTGTGATTGGTGCGTTGAGCAAGACGGCATAGTCAACCCATCCGTTGGAAAGGCTGTGTTCCCACAAGACCTTGAACGGTACGCGACTTCAGGTGTCTTCGACCTTCCAGATCCGAACTGCAAAGGTGGTCCAAGCGAGTGTCGTTGCGGTGTTGTGTTGAGGTACGGAAAACCGTCGTAACAAAC